TGATAGTCTTCTAAACAAACACTACCACAAGCGGAATTTGTATCCTTTCCAGCGAGGTGGATTCCAGCAAAACGCCATCCATCACCTGTCTGGACAACCATTGGACTTCCACAGAAGCCAGGTTGAGATTCAATTGAGCTCGTGTATCGCCATCCACAGAATGATCCTTCAGTAGCCTGAATATGTGCTTGCCAGTATCCGATCGCAGAATCCTGATACCATGTGTTATCCAATTTCAAAATGGAATACATAATATTGGACCCTTGAAAGGGCAAACGAGCATCACGCACATCGGACTGACGCATATGTTTGAGTAAGTTCTTTCCATAGATCCGAGCACTATAAACACAGGCTATGTCCTTTTCGGGATGCAACCAAGTGTTCTTCTCATCAAGAGGAATATCAACTTTCCAATTATCTCTGCGCAGTTCAAGTTTAAAACAAGATCCGATGCCAACGAAAGAGTGCTTTGGTAAAACACACATTCCATTGTGGAGCACAACTGTTCGGTCAACACGTGTGCCAGTAGTTCCATGAACACGAGCACAAAAAGTGTTGCGTTTAGCAAGATCCAGTAATTGAACAGCCGTGGCAGTTCCTGGTACACATGTCACACGCGCTACTTCACTCCATTCATTTGGGAGCGCATCACGCGTTGCAATGTCGTCAGCACTAGTGGGATGTAAAAGACTTCCAGACTCAACTGTCAGAATATCTCTCAAACTCTTAGCAACTTTCAAGATAGCCATAATGGATACAGCAATACCTAGTCCGTAGAAAATATACGCACAATAGGTCTTCTTGAATGCCTTTAGCGCCGGAGATAAACTCTCATTGCGCTTAGCAATACTTCGTGCCAGAGCATCCTTTGACATATCGATCAATCGTTGATAAACACAACAATCGACTGCGATAATCAAAACACACATCAAAAAGATAATGAGTGGATAGCGCCAAAACATAATGACACTACCGATCACCATCAATAGACTCGGGATGACTAAACCATACAATAAATACTTGTATGTTACGAAAACTTGTCGCTTTGCAATAATGC